GTTTCATCGCCGGCGGCCGCGTCGAGGTCGATAAGGCCGCGGCAGACGCGCATGAGGACGGCCCGGCCGCCCTGCAAGCAATCGAGGCCGCGGGGGTCATGGAGGCCGCCCTGCGGAAAATCGGTTCGCAGATGTTCTACGGAATCGCGTCGGATTCAAAAGGTTTCCCGGGACTCCAGGCTATGGTCGATTCGACCCAGACCCTGACGGCCGGGGGATCGACGGCGAAAACGTCCGCGTATGCGGTCCGGTTCGGCGAACGCGCCGTCCAGTTTGTGTTCGGTCGGAATACCCCTTTCGAGTTGTCGCCCTGGCGCGAGGAAACGATCCGCGATTCCGACGGTAATCCCCTGCCGGGATACGTCGCGGACCTGTCGGCCTGGGTCGGTCTGCAGTCCGTATCGCGGAACTGCGTCGCCCGAATCAACAATATCGGGACGGATTCTGGGAAGGGCCTTACGGACGCCCTGGTCGCCCAGATGCTGTCGACCTGGAACGGACCGGAACCCGAGGCCCTGTTCGTGAATCGCCGGTCGCGGTTTCAGTTGCAGATTTCCCGGTCTGTTACGATCTTTTCCCAGGCCGGGGTCAAACCCGGCGGGGGACTGTCGAACGTCGCCCCGATGCCGACCGAGTCGAACGGAATCCCCCTGGTCGTAACCGATCAACTGGGGATCGCCGAAGCCTAACCCCGAGTTTCAACCAGTCCCGAAAAACGGAGAATCGAATATGTACGAATACAATCGCAATCTTTCCGACGCCGGTCTGACCGTGACAAAGGCGATGCCGGCCGCGGCCGCGAATCACAATACCCCGACGCTGGACCTGGGCCAGGTAACGGGCGGCGACGTCGAGGCGGCCGTTATCGAAATCGCGGTCCCCGCGCTTCCGTCCCTGGTCGACGCGAAAACGGTAACGATCACGATTCAGGATTCGGCGAACGATTCGTCCTACGCGGCGATCGACCCCCTGATTTCGACCGTTATCACCGGCGCGGGGGGCGTCGGCGCGGCCGCGAAAACGATCCGGTTTCGTCTGCCCCCGGTCTGTCGCCGGTACGTCCAGGCGAATATCGCCGTCCTGACCGGGGGGGGCGACAATACGGCCGTTTCCCTGGCGATGCGCGTCCTGGTTTAACCTGGGACGACTGGGCGCGAGACTGTAGGCCCGGGGTCCGACGCCTGGTATATCGGCGGCCGGTCCCGGGCCTTTCTTTTTAGGGGGCGACAATGTACGCGACACGAACCGAAATCGAGGCCCTGATCCCGGCGTCGGCCCTGGTCGACGCCTTAAAGGATCCAGGGACTGGGGACGAAACCCCGGGCCTATTGGACCAGATCCTGGTCGCGGCCGACCTTGCGGTCGACGAGATCCTGGGCGCGGTCGTCGCGGTCCCGATCGCGGCCCCCCCTGCAATCGTTCGCCGGGCGTCGGTCGTTTTCACCCTGGAAATTCTCTGGTTACGAAAAGGCGTTTCAGGAAACCCGAATCCCTGGTCCGACCAGGCGACCAGATTACGAAACGCCCTGGGCGATATTGCTACCGGGGGCCGGCCCCTGGGAACGACGTCGGGGGCCGGGACCCCTGGAGGTTTTCCGGTTCAATCGTTCGACCCCAGGCCGAATTCGGCATTCGCGGCGGGGATATAAGGGGGATCTATGCCAAATGCTCCGACCTGGGGAAAAAATCTGGATCTATACCTGGACCTGGGGGTCGGGGGCGAAAACCCCCTGGTCGTTATCCTGGACGGATCCGACCGGACGGGCGTCGCCCCGTCCCTGGTCGTCGGTGAAGTCCGACCCGTTACCTTGCACCTGGGAGTCCGAGACGCGGCCGGCGAATTTTCGCCCCGCGCCCTGGCCGGGAACGACGCGATTTCGTTAACCGGGAAAGAAAAACAGACGCCGGCGACGGTCCTGTTTTTCCTGGATTCGTTCGTCGCGGGGGGGACGGCCGAGAATCCGACCTATACCGGGAACCTGTCCCTGGCGGGGTCGGCCCTGAATTCCGCGGTAACGTCCGCGGCACTTACCTGTCTGGTCGACCTTTTGATCGTCGGAGTCGGGGGCGAACGGGTCGTCGCCCAGTTTGAGATCGTCGCCCGACGTCGGGCGCATGAGTCGACGCCCCCTGTCGCCCCCGAGGTCCTGCCCCTATATCTGACCCAGGCCCAGTCCGACGTCCGATATACCAGGGCGACCGGGGCCGCGGTCCGCGTAACCGACGCCGGGGTCGAAATGCTTTTTCCCGATACGATCTGGCGGGTTCTTACCCCGCGAATCGTCGGGGGGTTGCCGACGTTTGAATTTGTGGAGGTCTAAAAATGAAACGCCTGATCCTGTCCCTGTTCGTCCTGGCCCTGGCCCTGTCCCTGGGGTCGATCGCGTCCCTGGCCGGGGACGTCGCAGTATTCGCGAACGAATCGACCGGGACCCTGGGCGTCCCCGCGGCCGAGGCGCGGATCGCCGGCCGTCTCTCCGTAGAGAGCCTTGTCGAACATTCCCGCGCCGGACTGATCGCGGCGGCGGTCTATTGCGACACGCCGACGAACTCCTATGAGTTTCTTCCCGCGACAAACGGGGAGCCGGGATCGGTCCTCTTGCCGTGGAAGCCTCACTATTCGGATGGCGGGACTCCGGTCACGACAAACTGGTGGAAGCGTAATCCAGACTTCTTCTTGACTCGCGCCGGGTACGATGTGAGCGGGTTCAAGGTGTCCGGAGATTGGATCACGGAGCGAAATATCACCTTGCTTTCTCCCCGTCTCGCCGTGGGAGCGCGTCACAATCAGATGTACGCCGGGAACACCGCGATTTTTGTTTCCATGACCGGGATCGCATGGACCGGGACCGTATCTGCCGTTGCGACGAACTTCACAGGAAGCGAGCAAATGGACGTTGCCCTTTACCTTTTGACGAATGCCGCTCCGTCCTACATTGTCCCGGTCCCGGTTCTGGATGCTTCGGCGTGGTCGAATTATGCGCCGTGGTGGGATGGCGGCGAGGGGAACACGAACGGACCAGCGGTATTCACGCGACACCAGCAAAAGAATTGGGGTGGAGGCGTAGGGTCTGGAGTCGCCTTGCCTACGGCGGGGTTCGAGATTTCATACACGAACTTTCTCCCGAACTCGTCCTCGCTTCCGTGGGGCGCAACGTGGGATTCGTCGCAACCTGTCGTCCTGCCTGTCGATGGGCGGTTGGTTCTCGTATGCAGTTTTTATTATTCACATTGGGGAAACATTCTCGCCACTTACCGCGATCAGATCGACGCACAGGCGGCGGCATGGGGCGTAGATGGGCCGGAGTGGGTCGCGGATTTGCGCGGAATCGCTGATCGCGTCACCGGAGCGGAGGTCACGCTGGACGCAACGAGGACCGAATTGCAGGGGGTCGGGGGAGTCGCATCGAACGCTTTTCCCCGCGCCGAGTTTCGGCGGGGCGACACGGCGAACTCGATCACAGGCAGTCTCTACTTCGCGTCCGAGGGAGTCGGAACGAATGTTATCTACGTCACCGGGGCCGGAATGACGAACTTCAACGGCGCGTATTTATGGGAGGGGTCGAAGTACACGAACTCGGCGGCGGGGGCATCCTCGTACTACCTCTATTATCCGGGCGGAACATGGGCGTTTCGCTCTAGTCCGCCTATTGATATGTACACAGGGCAGACATCGAGCCTCGTCGGACCCTATACGGTCGCCAGCGGTGCCGCACCCGCTCCAGTTGTCACGCTCGGCACGAACTTCATGCGGGTGGCTAACGGCGTGATAGACCAGTCCGGGGGAATCCTTGTTGTGACCGCGACCACCTTCCGGGTAGTCGGGAACGTGGAGGCTTCTACTTATACTGCAACGGGCGGGACACTCTCCACGAACTCGTTTCTCATTCCCGGCGGCGGCACGAACCGTGTCATTCATCGGGGCGGGGCGATTATCTCAATTGGGCAGTAAGGCGTAGCCACATGAGCATCACAATGCCAGATTCCGAACTCAAAACCCTGGGGACAAAATGATCCCGATCCTGATCCTGAAACCGATTCAAACCTGGGCCGGTATTGCCCTGGCGAAATATGCGGATTCCAGGCTGAAAAAATGGCTGGCCCGACGACGGGCCGCACGTCGGGCCGCGGGGACCTATACCGGGAATCCGGCCCCGGTCCTGGTCGTCGCCCTGGGCCTGGGCCTGGCCGTCGCCCTGGCCGGTTGCGTCGCCTGGGAGGGATTCCTGGATAACGTGACCGACGCCCTGGTCCCCGAGACCGCGACGAACGCGGTCCCGGGCGCGGTAACGAACGCGCCCCCAGGGGGAACGCATAATCCAGAGGGACACGAAATCGAAACGATAAAGGTCGCCGGGGATGGGCTTTGGAAACCCGATACCCTGACGTATCTTGTCCCGACCCGACAACGCCCGACGGCCCCCGGCCCTGGATGGTCGGCGAACGGGGCCGCGATCGCGCCAGAGCATATCGGACGCGCCCAGGTCGTCGCGGCCGACGGGACCGTTCGCGGTTTTTTGCTTTGGCCTGGGAACACCCCCCTGGCCGGCCGCCCGGTCGACGGAAAGAATATCCTGGCCCCAGGGACTGCGACCCCGAGTAATCGTTTCGGGGCCTGGCCGAAGTTGAGCAAGGCTAGAGTTAGGGCGGCCGGCGACCGGATCGTCGTTTACGATATTTTCGGGCAGATCATCGCGGAACTGCCGGTCCCTGATCCCGCGAAACGATCCGAGGGCCGCCGATAATGAGTCTGATCGAACAATGGATCCGACGTCTACGCGGCCGGGATCCCCTGGCCGTCGTCGATGGAACGCGCCAGGAACGGAACCTGGTCGAATCCCTGATCGGCCCCCTGGAACGGGACACCGGGAAACGGTTTCGCCGGGAATACCGCGTCCGGTTTCGGCCGATGCAACGGACGCAATTTTCTAAAACCCTGGGTCGTCCGGTCGGCGTCGTCTGGGAACCCCCCCGGCCTGAATGGGACGGGGTCTGGGCCGTCGGCCTGACCGAACCGTCGGGCCGGTCCTGTTATGTTGTACGCGGACCGACAGACAACGCGGAACCGGAAATAGTGCGGCATGAACTGGCCGAAATCCTTTCGATCCAGAACGGCCTACGCGGAAACGGAAAAGATCATAGGCCGGCGGCCTGGGGTCGGTTCGTCTGGGGATGGACACAATGACGCCGGCGCGTCGGGTCGGGGATGATATGGGACCCAGGATAGAAATGTCGCACGTTGAATTTACCCGGTTCGCCGGGGATGTTGTCCGCTACGCTATGACCCCCGAAATCGCGGGTAAACTGTTAGAGGCCGCCCTAACCCCCGCGACGATTAAAAACCTGGCCCTGGCCCTGGCCGAGCATTTACCCGCGCATATCTGCAACCTGACCCCCGAGGAAATCCTGTTCGCGAAAAAGTCCGCGTCCCGATGGACCCGGGCCGCGACCGTCGTCGGGGGGACGGTCCTGACCCTGGCGACGACCGGCGTCGTTACCCTGATCGTCCTGGGCGTTAAAGCCTGGGCGAAATTAAAGGGGTCCGAATGATCGAAATGTATCAGACGCCCGGGATCGAAATGGTTCAGACGCCCGGGATCCTGACCGAGGCCCAGGCAGAACGTCGTCGCCTGTTCGACGCCCTGGTCGTCCCCCCCTATTCGCCGATCCCTGCCGAACCGGTCGGGCGTTTTCAACCGGTCCCGCGGGGGGGAAAACGGGTCTGGATCAATACGGAACCCTGGCAGAACTGGGTCGATCCGCGACACCTGATACAGGCCCTACCCTATTGCGAATCCGACGGCGCGTCGGTCCCCCGTCTGTTCTGGTCCCTGGCGAGTCCCTGGGAACCGCGGACCTGGGCGTCGGCCTGGGGTCACGACCTGGGATACTGGGCCGAACTTCTACCCCGGGACGAACTGGACCGGATCTTCTATAGGAACCTACGCGCCCAGGGATGTTTCAAGATAAAGGCGGCCGTTATGTATGGGGCCGTTTCCCTTTGCGGATGGATTCCCTGGTCGGAACATACCCCGGCGTCGATCCTGGCCGCCCGGGACCGGGTCCGTATTCTTGAATTCCCCGAGGACCAGACGCGGATCCTGGGGGCCGCATGAACGCGAACGACGAATCCGCATTGACCCCCGACCGGATCCTGGCCCTGGTCGCCCAGGATTTCCGCGCCTGGCCGCGCCTGGTCGGTCCGATCGTTTCGGGCGGGGCGGGGTACGACGTTCGGATCGCCGAGGATGCCGAGGCCGCCCTGGGCCTGTTACTCGAAACCCCAGGGGCCGGGGGCCGTCTGATTTTACGATGGGACGGGGACGCCCCTTTCGGGGGGGCCGTACCCGAGGCCGAGATCGCGGTCCATACCCTGGCGATGATCCTAACCCGCGCCGAGTCTATGCGGCCTGACCCGTCGGCGACGGCCCTAGACGGGTCCCTGCCGTTCTTGCGTCTGGTCGGCGACGTCCGCGCCCGGGTCCTGTCCTATCGCGGGTCGGGCCGGTCTGCAGACCGGGCGTTTCGATACAAGGGAACCCGGTCGATCGTCGCCCCTGATTCCCTGCCCCTGGCGGCCTGGGAAATGACGTTTTCTATACGGGCCGCGGTCCCGGTAAACGCGGCCGGGGTCGTCCCCCTGGACTTTTGAATCGTTGAACACGGACCGAAATGAGTAAAGGAAAGGCGCGAATATGAAATACTTTGATCCCGTCGATTTATTGTCCCTGGCGACCGCGTCCGACGTTATTGTCACGCAGTCCGACGGGGGGGCGCAAAGTCAATTCGTGGAAGTCCTGGGACCTGGGGGGTTCTACGTTCCCGAGGGGGCCGTCGCGATTCGGCCGCGGTCCCTTTTCAACGTATCGTTTACCCTGGTCGGGGGGACCCTGACCCTGAATTTCGGAGTCGCGATTCAGACGAACTATTTTCTACTGGGCGCGTCGGTTTCCTGCGCGTCCGAGAATCACCCGACCGCGTCCCTGAATTTCGCCCAGTTTACCGCGCCGGCGATGTTTAACGCCGCGGATTCTGGGGTCGCCGAGGTTGCGATCCTGGGCGGCCTGGGCGTCGTTAATCTGTTCGGTGCGACCGCGGCCGGGGCGATCCGTTCGTCCCTGAACATTTCGACGCAACAGGTCGAAACCCTGAACCCGACCGGGGGCGATCTCCAGGTCGGAGGTTTCGCCCTGTACGGTCTGAAACGCGAGGTTACGATCGAATCGACGTCGGCGATTACGACCCCCGTCGGCGCGAAAGTGACCGCGTCCCCGACCCGGGCGTCCGCGAACGGTCCGACGATTTTCGTAAAGACCTGGTTCGACTATCTGGGAACGTGAAAATTGAACCTGAAACTACAGGCGATCCTGGCGGGGATCGCCCGGGACGGCCTGGCCGTCGACCCGGTCCTGGACTGGGACCTAACCCAGGCCCTGTCCCGGGCCTGTAACGATTTACTAGCCCCCCCGCCCGGCCCCCTTGCGTCTGCATTCCTGCCCCCCTGCGTCGTCGTCGGGGGCGTTACCCTATGGCGGCCGACGATCGGCGCGAAATGGTTTCTGCGAACCAGGGCGTCGGCCTGGGTAGGCCCCGACGATATTAGATGGGGGGTCCTGGTCGCCTGGTCTATGGCGAACGCGAAAACCCCCGCGACACTCTGGGCCGTATCGACCGAGGCCGACCTATGGATCGCGGTCGAACAATGGATCGCCGGCGTCGCGGCGACCGAGGCCGAGATCCTGGGCGCGATCCAGTCCCTGATCGGGAACGGGTCCCCCAGTACGGCCGAGGACGTAACGACCAGGGCCGCGGTTTCCGATGAAGTCCTGGAACTACTTTCCCGCGAATACGGGATCGACCCAGGGGACGCGGTCTGGAACCGGTCCGAGGCCGAGATCGCGGGACTGGTAGAATCCGCGTCCGAACGGGCGACCCGCGAGGCCGACACCCCGTCGGATCCTGATTCCCCGCGAATTCGGCGAATCGTCGCGGTCCAGGCGGCCGAGGCCGCCCTGCGGGACGCGATAAAGGCGAGGGGGTCGAATGTCTGACGCACAATTTCGGGCCGAAATAGTTACCGAGGGAGCAGACCAGGCGGCCGCCCAGATCGAAAAGGTTAGAGCCGCGGCGGGGGGACTGACCCAGGCGACCCAGACGGCCGGGCAAGGTATGACCCAGGCCGCGACGGGGGCCGACGCCCTGGGCGCGGGTCTATCCCGTCCACTCCAGGCGATGAACGGGTTTCGCCTGGCGACTGGCGCGGTCGGGTCCGTTATGCGGGGCGATTTCGCCGGGGCGTTAGTCCAGGCGCGGGGGGCCGTCACCGCATTAAAGTCCGCGATCGTCGGGGTAAACCCGATCCTGGCCGCGGTCGCGATCGTCGTCGCGGCCGTCGTTATGGCCGTTAAAGCATACGAGAACGCGACCGAGGCGGCCGGGAAAAAAATCGAAAACCTTGCGGCGAAATCCCGCGACGCATGGAAAACGATTCGCGAGGCCCAGGGCCGCGACGCCGAGGGAAGTAGCCGACGAAAGGCCGCGGCGTCCGATGAGGACGACGCCCTGGGAAAAACAAAAGACGCCGAACGCGACGTCCGCGTCGCCGCTTCCCTGTTGGCTATGTCCGCGAAAAACGGCGACGAAAAGGGTATGGCGAAATATGCCGAGGAACTGCGATCGGCCCAGGCTATGGTTAAAATCTGGGAGGCCGCGCACAAGGAAAAACGCGAAAAGCGGATCGCCGAAGAGGAAAAGGAAAAATCCGAGTCCCTGGCAATCCAGACCAGGATCGCGAAAAACAAGGCCGAACTGGAAGAAAAAACGGCCCGGTCGTCCGGTCGGACCCTGGAATATCTGGAAAAGGAAAAGGAAAAGGCCGACGCCGAGATAGAAGATATGCGACCCCTGCCGGGCGAAATGGCCGAGGACAATCTGGTCGCGGCCCAGTTGCGATCCCAGGAACTGGAATCCCAGATCCAGGCCGAACGCAAAAGGCTATTCGACGAAAAGGAAAGACTTGCGGACGACGCGAGCAAAAAGGCCGCGGCCCAGGAACAGAAAATCGCGGACGCAAAGGACGCGGTCGAACGAAAACAGGCGACCGCGGACGGAACCCTGCCCCAGTATCTGGCGAAAAAGAAAACCGAGGCCGACGCCGAGGCCGCGAAATATGCCGGAGCGACCGATCCCGAGGGGATCGAAAAACGTCTGGCGGCCCAGGCCCAGGCCCTGGACCTGTCCGCGGAAATGAAAAAGTCTGGGGGCCAGGGTCGGAAATGGAACGACGACGTTTCGGGAAATTGGGTCGACTGGGAACGCCAGGGGATCCGCGGCGGGGGCGAGTCGGGCGACGTTAAAGGTTTCGATCTGAAAAAAACGTCCATATTCGCCCAGGGAATCGGCGCGAAAAAACGTTTCGAGGCCGCGATGCTACCGTCGCGGTTCGGTTCGGGGTCTGCCGGGTCTGCCGGGTCTGCCGGGGCCGGGGGAAAGACCTACAAAAATAAGACCGAGGAACTGGCCGCAAAGTCCGAAACCCTGCTACAGAAAATCGAGAAAAATACGCGGATAAAACTCGCCCCGTAACAAGGGGAAAGGGGAAATTATGGCCGGGGGCGCGTCATGGATCATTGTTCGGAAAGCGGATAAACTGGAGTCCTGGAAAAAGGAAATCGAGGACGGCGAGGGGACGGTCGTTTCCGTCGAACTCTGGGAACGGAAAACGGTCGAAATCGAAATCCGAAAACAAGTCGCCGCGCCGAATATCAATATCGGCATTGGCGATCTGGGACGAAAATCTGGATCCGTAACCGGGACGACCGGGGCGGGACGTTTCCGAACGACGCACACGCGATCGGTCGCGTCCCCTGGTTTCGTCTGTACGGGCGACGAAACCGCGATCGAACAACCTTTCGCAGACTGGTACAACAGGACCCAGGTCTGGGAATCTGTCGGAGAGGACGAACTGGTCGGGACCGAAACGCCGCCCGAAACGCCGGGGGAATGATGAACCTGTTTCGTTTTTTCGAGGACCTGGGACCTGGGAACGCGCCGAAAGCGTCGAACCTGAACGCGATCTGTCGGGCATTGAACCGGGCGCGGGGAATCGGGGGAATCGTCCTACGCGTAAAGGCCGACGGGGGCCTGATCGTCGACGGGTCGGGATGCGGGGCCGCGACGGGGCGTTTTTCTGGTCGGGTCTGGATTCATCGAACCGGGGCCAGGGTCGCGGTCCCGGCCCCCTGGAAAAAGTGGATCGTCGTTACGACGACCGGGGCGTCGACGACGAACGCGGAACCCCCGTCCCCCTTGCCGAACGAAACGGCCTGGTTTGAAACCGCGAGGATTTCGGGCGACGTGCATTCCTGGTTATGACCTTTGACCCGACAGATCCCGACGCGCCCCTGTACTCTGGGGAACTGCCCCCGCCCGGCCGCGGGGTCTGGGTCGGAACGATCCTGGGCCTGGTCCTGTTTGTTGGAACGGTCGCCCTGATCGCGGTCCTGGCCGATCCCCCCCCAGGACCCGAAACCTGGACGCCGGGGGCCTGGGAAAATACCCCCGCGGACGGCCCCTACCCGATCGGCCCCGAGGGATTCACGACAAACACCTGGACGAACTACCCCGGGACGACGAACCAGGTCGTCGGACTATTCATAAGTCCGACCCGAAACACGAACGCGACGGCGCGGGAAACGCGATACTATGACCTGGCCGCGGCGATCCGCGAACGGGCCGCATTCCTGGCCCCGTCGACGAACGCGCCCCCGTTGCCCGACGTCTACTGGGCCGCCCAGAACAGGAAAGGGGGGGCCGCGGGTCTGAAAGGGGACGTCCAGAATATGGCCGGCCGATTCCTGGTCACGCAAACCCCCGACGTTTCGGCGATTCTGGATAGCACGAACGCCGGAACCGCATTCGCGACCTGGACGACGTCGAACCTGGTCGCGTCCGTCGCGGCCCCGACTAATTATTTCGACCTTTACCCCGTCCGCGGGGCCTGGGCCGACACGGACGCCGGGATCTATTACCCCGGCGGGACGTCGGTCGTAACGTACACGGTCGCCGGGGCCGCCGAAACGGGGGCCGTCTACTGGACGCATTCGTCGCCGGTCGTCGGGACCCAGTCCTGGGAAACGTCCGTTTCCTATTCGAATGACTTTTTCTATCGGACCGAGGTCTGGATTAACCCAGGCCCCGACGCCTTTCCCCGTTGGACCCTGTCCCGCGTTCGAATCGGATTCCGGTCGAAAACCTGGTCGGAATCGGCCTGGTCGGGGGACTGGTCCCCGATTCCGATTTCGACGAATATCCTAGCCGTCGCGACGGCGACGAACCGGACGGAAAAAGTCACCTGGAAGAATAGCGACTGGGGGGGGGCCTGGGCGACTAACGTCTGGGTTTACGACCTGAAACCGGCGCGGGAAATGATCGACCGGTTTAAGTACGTCGCCGGGTCGGACGTGTCCTGGACGGGAACTTATACGCGAGCCGAGGGGGACGGGGATTCCAGGGCCGAGGCGATCGCGAATATGACCGAGACGACGACCCCGCACAACGGCCGACCGGGGGCCGATGCGGGATGGGAACGGATCTGGTCCGACGACGAATCGAAATATTTTTACTATGTCTGGACGCGAACCTGGGCGTCGTCCGCGGTCGCCCCGTCGAATCGGGTAACTTATCTTCATTACAAGATAGCCGACGCCCCCTATGCGGTCCAGACGATCGCGGCCGGGGCGTCCTGGGATCCAGAATTCGTCCCCCTGCAGATCCCCCCCGAGGACGACCCCCCGCCCGGTCCCCCTTTTGATTCCGGATATGACGGGGGCGCGTCTACGTCGCGGTATTTCGGGGCCTATTCTCCGACGATCCAGGGTCCGACGAATTCGTTTTCGTACTGATCCCCGCCCAGATCCCCAGGACCCCGCCCAGATTGACCCAGGCGGGGTCCCTACCCCGACCCCCTGGTCGTCGCCCCCGCCGGCCGCGGCCGTCGCCCCTGGCGGCCCCTGGCGATCCTGGCGGCCCCTGGCGATCCTGGCGGCCCCTGGCGATCCTGGCGGCCCCTGGCGATCCTGGCGGCCCTGGGCGATCCTGGCGGCCCTGGGCGACCGGATCCCGCCGGCCCCCGCCGGCGAACCTGGTCGTCGCCCCCGCCGGCCCTGGGCGACCGGATCCTGGCGGCGATCCTGGCGGCCCCCGAAAACCAGGGGGAAAAAAGTTTCGTTTTGTATTGACTGCGTAATACGATCGGAATACCTTACATATTCCATGATGAATTTAAGTAGTAACGAACGAGGCCGAAACCAAGTCGACGGCGATCCCGTCGCAAAAGGAAAAACGGACCCCATGAAAACGAACGAACAGACGAACCAGACAGTCCTAGACCAGATTCTGGACAAGGCCGACGAACTGTCCCAGGCCGAAACCCCTACACAATACGACAGACTGTCCCAGGCGATCACCCAGGCCCGGTCCCTGGGTCGCGACCTGGCCCCTGTCGAGGTCGACGCCGATTTTATCGTCCTGGCGATCGCCCAGGCCCTGTCCCGTCCGACGGGCGGCCCTACCTTTTCCGGCCGATGCGCCCCCCGCGGCGAATCCGGTCGTCGCGACGGCCCGGGTCCGCTGGTCCGACGCCCGGTCCCTGGCCCGGTCCCTGGCCCGGGCGATCTGGGACGCGCAACGATACGAACCAGGCCTGGGGGGTCCCCTGATCGCCGCGGCCCTGACCCTGGCCCAGGACCTGGCCCTGGTCGCTCCGAAACTGCCCCGATATAGCGTCGACCCTAATGTATACCAGGACCTGGTCCTGTCCCTTTATTGGTGTCAAAAAACCGCCGTCGAACTGGATTCGATTCGCGATTCGAACCAGGGACGGGGCCTGGCCCGGGGCCTGGCGCGTAACCTGGCCGACGCCCAGATGCGAACCCAGACGATCATTTCAATTCTTGCGACTGGTATCTGAAACATGAAAACGAAAGGGGAAACCATGAAAACGAACGAACAAAAGCAAACGAACCCGACCGGGCGCGTTTCGGAATTCGAACAACGTCTGGACGGGGTCTGGTATCGCGTCGGATACTGGACCCAGAACGCCGACGGGTCCCCGATTAAACGTATGGACGCCTGGCAGTATGGCGGGGAAACCCGCGCCCAGGCCGAGGCGTCGGTCGCGTCCCGTTTCGGTCGCGACTACCTGGTCGCCGAACCCGAGGCCGAGGCCCCGCCCCCGGCCCCGACCCGGTCCTGGATCGCCGCGGCCCCGATCGCCCAGGCCCCGGCCGGCGACGCGAACCAGGCGGCCCCCAGGATAGAACGGGGCGTTTACGTCGCCGACAACAGGACCCAGGGGAAACGGGTCGGGGTCGTCGAGGCCCTGATCCCCGCGCTAGGGTCCGAGTTTCCCGCCAGGGCGTCGGTTCTCTGGACCCGCGACGGCCGGGGCCATAACCTGACGCCTTACGTCGCGGGACTTATCGAAATCAAAAACCTGGACGTCCTGCCCGACGTCGTCGACCAGGGGGACGCGGAACTGCAAAAGGCCGTACAGGGGTCGCGATAGTGAATACGAAACAGGGGATTCTGGAACTGCTACGTCGAACCGCGCCCGGTTGGACCTGGGTCGTCTACCCGGCCGAAATCACGATTCAGTACATGACGACGGAATATCCCTGGGGCCGAAAGGTCCAGGGATTCCGCGTCGCCTATCCACGATGCAAGGTCGCCGGGTATCTGTCCCGTTGTCGCGTGTACTCTGGGGCCGCGTTCGATGCTATGCGACAGACGCAAAGGGACGAACGCGAGGCGACCCTGCCGGCCCTGCGGTCGATCGGGGGCGGCGTAACGAATGACGGATTCTGGGCGTCGGTCCCTGCCGTCGGGGGGGCGTTAGACAAAACCGAAAAAGGGGCGCGGGAATAATTCCGCGATGTACTACGAAACGAATCGAGTCCCAGTAAAACGAAAGGCGAAAAGAGAAATGAAAAAGACCGAACAAGGCACTATGCAAACCGCTAACCGAGTATTACAATCTGGAAATATGAAAAACGACGCGAAACCGAGAGGGGCCGGGGGATCTGTCCAGACCCTGGCGCATATCAATATCAAAATTCCCCGGGCGATCCTGACCTGGGTCGATCGCCGGGCGACGCGCCAGAAAATTACACGGTCGGCCGTCCTGCGCGACGTTCTGTTCCAGGCTTACCGGGGCCGGTCGAAATGAGTATGCAAGCGGAACTATATTTTCCCCCTTTCCAAAGGTCGTCCCCGACGTCCAGGGCCGCGGCCGCGGCCGTCGCCCCGTTTACTGAAAAAACCGTCGACCGGATCGTCGCCTATGTCACGAATCAAGGGGCGCACGGCGCAACGCGTGAGGAAATCGCCCAGGCCCTGGGGGTTCGCGTCTGTTCGGTCTGTGGCCGCGTTTCCGAATGCCTGGACGAACGTCGGGGGACCCCGGTCCTGGTTCGATCCGGCGCGGTCCGAATTTCCGAGGTCGCGACCCCGTCCCAGGTCCCCGCGGAAATCCTGATCGCGGCCGACTTGGTTGTTTATTCTACGATTTCCCGCGACAGTCGCGGGGACGAAACGCCGGGCCAGTAACCCGGGAACAAAAGAGGAACAAGAAAAATGAACGAAACGAACGACCAGGCCGCGGGATCCGCGGCCCTGACGAAACCGACGCCCCAGGCCCCGGCCCCAGTTACGAAATACGACCGGGTCCGCGGACTGATCGAATCCGACCGATTCCGCGACCAGATCGCAAAGGCCCTACCGAAACACTTGCCCCCCGACCGTTTCCTGCGGGTCGCTCTGACGGCCTTAACCAGGACCCCGCGTCTGGCCGAATGCGACCAGGCGTCCCTGTTCGGGGCGTTGATGTCCCTGTCCCAGTTGGGGATCGAACCCGACGGGCGACGGGCGCACCTGATCCCGTTTGAAAACCGGAAACGGGGCGTCGTCGAATGCCAATTGATCGTCGACTATAAGGGTTTGGTCGAATTGGCTATGCGGTCGGGGACCGTTTCCCTGATCCATGCTGACGTCGTCTGCGACCGCGACGTTTTCGTTTACGACCGCGGCGAAATCAAAACGCATTCGATCGACTTTCGCCAGGACCGCGGCCCCGTTTTCGCGGTCTATTCGATCTGTCGTTTCAAAGATGGAACGGAAAAGGCCGAAGTTATGTCGCGGACCGAAGTAGAGGCCGTCCGGTCCCGGTCCCGCGCCGGGGGGTCTGGTCCCTGGGTAACTGACTGGTCCGAAATGGCAAAGAAAACCGTATTTCGTCGCCTGTCGAAATGGTTGCCCCTGTCGCCAGAATTCCGCGACGTCCTGGACGTAGAGGACGACCGTCTGGAGTCCCTGGACGCCGGGTCGATCCGTCGGACGCCCCCGGCCCCGCGGAAACTGCGGACGACGATCGAACCCGATCCGATCCTGCCGGCCGCGGACGAATTCCCCGGGTCCGAAGTCCGGCCGGGGGTCCCGGCCCAGACCGACGGCCCAGGCCCTGACGACCTGGTCTATACCCCCGACCCGGCCCTGGACGCCCAGGGACTGGTCGACACTATCGAAGCGATTACGCGGACGCGGAATATCCTTTTCCGTCGCGTCCTGAAACAGAACGGGGTCGCGGTCGGGGAATGGAAAGAGGCCCCCGAATCTCTGTTGCGTAAAATCCTGGCCGATCTGCAGTCGTCCGACGAAACCGCGGGGGCGAAATGAACCAAAACCCTATTCGGGCGTCCGCGGCCCTGCGTCTGTCCCGTTGTCCCGGGTCGGCCGCGGCCTGTCTGGGCCTGGCCGATACGACGTCGCCCGACGCCGAATTCGGCCTGGCCGTTCACCGTGTCCTAGCCCAGGTCTGGAACCAGGATTCTACCGGGGGCGTCGGTTGCCTGTTCGATCCGGTAGACTGGTCGGCCCTGTCGACGGACGCGAAAGTCTGCGAAACGGCCGATAAACTCTGGTCGAAATTCCTGATAAAGGTCGGGACCCGCGAGGACGGTTCTTTCGACCAGGGGACGAAAGTCTGCCGGGTCTATACGGAGATCGCCCTGGAACGGTCGCCCTGGACCGGGACCGCGGACCTGTTGGTCCTGGTAGAGTATTCCGACGGGACCCGTCGGGCGCACCTGGTCGACTGGAAATCGGGTTTCGGGGACGTCGACCCGGCCGACGAAAACGCCCAGATTCGGGTTTATGTTTCCATGATCCCGGCCGACTTTTTCGGGGATGATCGTTTCGTCCCCGTCGTCGCTCATATCATAACGCCGATCCAGTCGACGTCGGCCCTGTTTCTGCCCCTGGCCCTGGCCGAGGCGCGGGATGAAGTTTTCGCGATCGCGGAACGCGCCCTGGCCCCTGACGCCCCGCGGTCCCCGAGTCCGTCCGCGTGTAAATACTGCAAGGCGTTCGGCCGGGCCGATCGTTGTCCCGAGTCCGAGGCCCTGCCGGGGGTCCTGGCCGCCCAGGTCCCCGCGATCGTTGCGTCGGGGGTCGCGACCCTACCAGGGGATCGCCTGTCCTACCTGTTGTCGACCGCGGCCCTGGTCGATAAGCTGGCGAAACAGGCAAAGGCCGAGGCGCGAACCCGGCTGGAACTGGACCCGTCGTCGGTCCCTGGATGGGGACTGAAACCTGGTCGGACGATTCGGACGGTCGCGGATCCCCGGGCCGCGGTCGAACGTCTGGTCCTGGCCGGGATCCCCGAGCGTAAGATCCTGGACGCCTGTTCGTTGTCCCTGCCCGACCTGGGGATCGCGGTTTCGGACGTCCGGTCGATTACGCGAAAGGCCGGGGACGCCCTGGTCGCCGAAATCCTGGGCGACGCGATCGAAACGAAATCCGCGGCCGCGTCCCTGGTCGAGGTCTGACCATGCCGAACCGAATCCTGCGCGAGGGGTATCTGGATTCCGCGAGAGTCGACGCCCTGTCCCTGGGGGCCGAAACCCTGTTCGTCCGACTGCTACTGGTCGCCGACGATTTCGGCCGGTTCGACGGTCGGTCGATCGTCGTCGCGTCGCGTCTATGGCCCCTGCGTCGCGTTAAATTGGCCGACGTCGATAAATGGGTCGCGGAATGCCAGGCCGCCGGTCTGGTTTTTAGACACGAACAAAACGGGCGATCGGTCCTGGAAGTCCTGGAATTCCGACAACGGACCCGGGCGAACGTGTCTAAATACCCCCTGCCGTCTGACCCCTGTCCGACGACTGACGGTCCGACGACTGACAGACGACCGTCGTCCGCGCACGGAGACGGAGACGGAGACGGAGACGGAGGCGTTATTCGTATACCGGAGGTCGGAGACGGAGACGGAGACGGAGACGGTCGCCCCCGGGCCGTCCCCGCCGGGGAATATGTTTCCCCTACCCGAAAGGGACCCCGACACCTGGTCGGCGATTATTCGGGATTCAATCCCCCCCAGGTCCTGGACTACGGGGATCTGAAACCCCTGGACCCGATCCAGGGGGCGATCACCGTAACGGGGGACCGGGAAAAACGGTCCTGGACTGGTTGGGTCAAAATTCTAACCGAGGCCCGAAAACGCCTGGGAATCGAGATCGCGGACGTCCGATGGAACGCGACAGTCGAAACGTTCTGGGCCGAAATGAAGTCGGGCGAAATCCCGCGGAACCCAGGGGCCGCGTTTACGTCCCGAGTAAAAACGATCCTAGCCGACGGGAAAGGGGGCGGGAAATGAACCAGGAAAACAGGAACGAAACTGGGGGGGAAAAGGTCGCCGCGACGACGGCCCTATTCCTGGCCCTAGCAGATAAGGCCGGGGACGGGTCGTTCGTCCTGGCCCTGGATCGACTGGTCGCCGCGGTCGATCGGGACGACCAGGCCCGGGGCGTAGCACCCAGGGGGGGGGAACTGAATCGGGAAACGCTACGGGCCAGGGAAGAATACAATCGCCTGGACGCCGACGTCCGTAAGGCTTACCAGGACGGGGACCTGGTCGGCCGGGAACGTCTGACCCTGGCGCGATCCCGGGCGGCCCAGGCTATAAGACTTTCGTCTGCGCTTGAACTGGTCCAGGCCCCCGGCCGTCTGGGTCTGTCGGCCTGGGACGTTCTGGGCCTGATCGTATCGGCCGACGGGAAAGGGGTCAACGATGTCTAAAACTCGAAACCAGGCGACCGCGTCGGCCGTTATGCCCCTGCGCGTTTTCCAGAGGGTTCGACGGGTCGCGAGACTCGAGGCCGGCCTGACGGCCGAAACCCTGCCCGAAATATATTCGCGCTGGTTAATCGCCGGGGCGGGACTGACCTATCGCGGGGGGCCGCGGATCGGCGCGGATAGTTGTCGGATCTGTACGGACCAGGGCCTGGCGATCGCGCCCTGCCCGAAATGCGGCCGGTTGAAAAAGAAAGGGGGGGGATTATGAAGCGCGAACGATGCCGAGATAGGCTTTGCGGGGCCGTCGACTGCCCCGCTTGTTTCCCCGCGATCGACGCGGCAGACCTGGCGGCCGCGATCGACGCGGCAGACCTGGCGGCCGACGGGGACCGGTCCGCGGCCGAGGAACGGGACGACGTCGACCCCGGCCCCCTGGCCCAGGTTGTCGCCGGCGATGAATCGAACGGGCGGGACGAAATGAAAACGGAAAAAACGAAAGGGGCGACACTATGAAACGATGGATCCGTAACGACACGGAGACGCGCCAGGCCGAGGACGGGGACGCCGGTTTCGAGATCGCGGTCGTCGGCGCGGAAGATTACGACCAGGCCGCGGCCCAGATCCAGGCCCTGAAAACCCAGGTCGCCGAGGCCCGGGGCCAGGTCGCCGAGGCCCGGGGCCAGGTCGCCCAGGCCCGGGGCCAGGTCGCCCTGTTACTGGGCCAGGTCGCCAGGTTACTAGACCAGGTCCGAGACTGGCAGAATTACCGGACCGACGTCGAACAATGGTTCGAACAATTACGGGCCGCGTTGAAAACCTTTCCCCGGGCCAGGCGGCCGTTTTGAAACGCGACCTGGCCCGATCGACCGCGATCCGGTCGGCGCGGTTCGATCTGCGAATGGCGAAACGCCGGCGAACCCGGGCCGAAACCCGAATCCGGTCCGCGACGATCGCCGCGTCCCTGGCCGACGCCGACGTTCGGTCCTGTCTGTCCGTCCTGGGGATCCTGGGGGCGCGTATCATGCCCGGCGATCGGGGTCTGCGATGAAACTGTCGGATCTGCGGGAACCCTACCAGGCCCAGGCCGCGGCCCAGTTGCGGATCCCTGCGTCCCCAGGATGCCCCAGGACGGCCCCAGGGCGGGGGACCCTGGCCCTGACCCCCGCGACAGGGGGCGACGTCGGGACGGCCCCGAGACGTTCGCCCCTGGGCCTGGTAGGGGGTCGCCCAGGAACGGCCCAGAACCTGGCCGGCCGGGGCCTGGAGATCCCCCCGGGGCCGGCTGGCGGGATTCGCCTGGGACGCGGTCCTGGGCGCGGACTGAATAAAACCGAATCCCGATTCCTGGCCGACTGGCCCCCTGACCCGACGCGCCCTGGCCTGATCCTGCCCCAGGCCCTGGTCCTATGGTTCGACGACGGGACCAGGTACTGCCCCGATTTTCTCTGGATCGTCCCTGGTTTCACCCCCCGCGTCGTCGAAATCAAAGGGGGACACGTTGGCCGGGTCGCCTGGTCGCGACACGGGATCGAACGGTATCGCCGCGCCCGGGACGTCTGGTCGCGGTTTTTTGTGTTTGAATTGTGGACCTGGTCGGACGGGTCCTGGAAAGGCCCTGGGATATGAACTGGATCCTTTTTCTGTTCGTGATCGCGTCCCTGGAAACCGGGGGGGCGCGGGATCCCGACCGAGTACGGGGGCGACACGGAGAACGCGGCCGGTATCAGATTACCCGGGTTTTCCTGGCCCAGTCGAACCGGGCGGCCGGGACACGGTACACCCTGGACCAGATGGAGAACCCGACTATCGGGGCGGCCGTCGTTATCGCCTGGCATACCCAGACGGGGACCCAGGGCGGGGTCGTCGGAATGGCCCGTCGCCATAACGGGGGGCCGACCGGGGACGTCGAACCCTGGACCCTGGACTATGGAACCCGGGCCGGAAACCTTTTCGAGGCCCTGGCCCAGGAACGGGCCGCGGACGCGGACCTGGTAACGGTCCAGGACGCGGCGCATAGTATGTCCCAGGACGCCGCCCGGTCCCTGGACGTAGGGGCGGGAACGTGACCGCGGCCCTGGGGGTCTGTCCTGTCTGCCGGGGAAAGCATTTCGCGTTGTGTCACAAGTGCAAACACGCCCCAGACGTCCAGGCCGGGGCGTTCGCGAAAAAGCCCTGGTCGCGGACCCCCTGTTCGGCCTGTCAATCTAACCCCCTGGACCGCGGACTGCGATTCGTCCCGTCGCCCCTGTCGAGACGTCGCGGGGCGAACGTCGTTTCGTTCGACGCTATGTCGCCCGACGCCGCGTCGTTTCGTCGCCTGGCCCCCGACGCCGCGGCGACGGAACCCGAGGGGTCGACCTTGCGCGAAATCCTACGGGCGGCCCTGCGCGAGATCCTGGACCTGGACGCGAGGACCCGCGAAATCGCCCTGGCCCGACTGGTCGGTTTGACCTGGTCCGAAACCAGGCGTCGTTTTTATGGTGAATTCGAAACCTGGGTAACGTTCCAGGGCCTGGAGGTTCGACTGCGTCGCCGAATCAAGCGGGGGGGCGTCCTGGCCCGACTGTTTAAACCCCCGGCCCAGGGCGACGACCCCCAGGACGACCCCCAGGACGACCCCCAGGACGACCCCCAGGACGACCCCCAGGGCGACCCCGACGCCGGGATCCTGGACGACCTGGCCGCGATCGCGAACGACGTCCGACCCGACGCCGACCAGGGGGACCCCGAGGCCGAGGATTGAACCGGGACCGGACGGTATGCGATACGCCCTGGTAAAAGACACTCTATCCCCGCGCCTGTCCGAATTGTTCCAGGAAATCGGAAACCCTGTCCGCGCCCTGTCGGTCGCCGCGGCCGCGATGCAACGGGCTTACTGCGACCATTTCCGATCCCGGGGCGGCCGGCAGTTTTGGGCCGGGATCGCGAACGCGGTCCAGATCGACGACCCCGAGGACGGAGTATCTGCCGGGATCGTCGTCGGGGGAAACCGGGGCGCGTTACTTTTGCATAAAATCCAGGGCGGGAAAATCGTTGCGAAAACTGGAAAAAACCTGGCGATCCCCGCTTGTGATGAAGCGCGAAAACTAGGGTCCCCGTCCTACTGGTCAAAACCTGGCGACGGGAAACTGACGCCTGTTTTTAAGGGACGGCGAATCGTCGCCCTGGCGTTCGCGATGGATTTCGGACACGGAAAAAGTTTCCAGGCAAAGGCCGCCAGACTGGGAAAGGCCAGGACCGGATCAAAAGCCCAGGGAAAGGGAATAATCGCGTACTGGTTGACCCCGTCCGTCGACCAGGCGGCCGACCCCCAGGCCCTGCCGTCGTCCCAGGTCGTACTCGCCGAAGTCCGACAGGCCCTGGACGAACTGCGGGACCGGATCATAAAAGGGAAACCAGGCGGGGCCGCCGGGTCCTGATCCCCTGGGGCCGGTTGAAACGGGACCCGTAGGAAATGAGAATCTGGGACAAACTGTTCAATCGAGAACCGCGCCCCGGGACCTTTGCGTCGGGGATCGAACCCCCCGCGGAAAACGACCGCGGCGGCCGGGTCGATCGACAGCCTGTCGACGTCCTGGGCGATCCCCTGCGATCCCTGACACAAGAAAAGATCCGAACGGATTTTCGAATACGACTGAATCGCGGCGACTACACGGTCCCGACCTGGGCGTTACGCGAGGCCCTGATCGCCGGGCCGATCCTGTCGCACTATGAAAAACTCTGGGTCGATTCCCTGGCCGGCCTGGACTGGACGATCAAAACCCGCGCCGGCCTGGACGCCGCGGGAAAGGCCCTGGCCGAAAGACAAAAGGTCGCCCTGCGTGAAAAGTACGATCGACTTTCGATCCAGGACGTCGTTTCGCACCTGGCCCGGGCGTACCTGTACGGGTTCGCGGTCCTGCGTCGGATCGGCGACGGCCTGATCCCGGTCGACCCCTGGAACGTAACCCGGCACGGCTGGCGCGGGAAGTGGTTACATAATCCCGAATCGCGGCAGATCACGGTCCGCGGCGACCAGACCCTGCCCCAGGGCCTGGTAGAATTCCCTGCCGACGCGATCCGTTTCGAAGTCGACGCCCCGGCGATCCTGGAATACCTGTCCCTGTACCTGACCGCGTCCGAAAATTCCGCGTTCTGGGATCGGTTCAACGAACGCCGATCCTGGAACCAGGTCGTCGTTCTGTCGGGCCGGGTCCCCGAAAACCTGGTAGAAGAATTCCGCGGGGCGGCCGCGGCGATTTCGGCCGGCCGATCTGGATTCCTGGCCCGGGGCGACCAGGAAAACCCGACCGAAGTCCAGTATCCCCCGGCGGGGGTCGACCCTATGACCTGGTCGAACCGTCTGTCCTGGGTCGATGAACAAGCCTGTCGCGCCCTGTTCGGTTCGTCCCTGATCGCGACAACGTCGTCGGGGTCTGGAACCCTGGCGGGGGGGGCGCATTCCGAGACGGCGACCCGTCGGATCCGCGGGGCGGCCGCGAGAATTTCGGCCTGTCTGCAGACGCAATTCGACCGGCCGATACTACGGGCCGCGGCCCTGATCGCCGACGGGGTCGATCCCCTGGTATGGTTTGAACTGACCGACCGGGCGATCGTCGACCCGAAACAGGAAACCGACCTGACCGTTTCCCTGGCGTCCGCGGGATTTATCCGCGACGCGGCCGAGGTTTCCGAACGGACCGGCATGAGGTTGACCCGAGGCGGGGCGGCCCCTGTCGGTCCTGGGGGCGCGATCCCGGCGACCCCGGCCGCCGGCCCTGGGTCTGCCCCAGGCGCGGCCCTGGCCCCTGCCCTGGACCCGACCGCGGACGTCCAGGCCCAGGCCCTAAACGGGGCGCAAGTGACTAGCCTTGTAGACGTCGTTAAAAGCGTTACGGCCGGCGAACTGCCCCGCGAAACCGCGGCCGAAATAATCCAGGCCGCATTCCCGACCCTGACCCCCGAGGCGATCGGACGGATGATCGACCCCCTGTCTGCGTTTTCCAGGCCCCCGTCGGAACCTACACAAAAAACGGCCGTCGGTCTTAACGACCCCGCGTCGACACTTGTAAACCGCGACCGGTTGCCTGGATTTATTGAACCGACCCCGACGTCCCGCCTGTTCGGAAACCGGGCCGCGTCTGAAACCGCGACGGCCGTCCTGGATAAGGTCGCGGCCGGGCGCGTCGGGACCTGGGAAAAAGGTCTGCGCGATTTTATCGACGACCTGGTCGCCCGACTGGAGTCTGGGAAAATGACCGGCGACGAACTGGACGCAATCGAGGACGCGGTACGGTCCCTGTCGCCCGACGTTATGGATTCCGAGGCCCTGGCCCAGGTCCTGGCGGCCCGTATGATCCAGGCGACAATCGAGGGAAAGGCCGCGGGGACGCCCAGGGACCCGGCCGAGTAGGGGGCGCAACGTGAAAAAGCCTGGGACGTTTGAAAAAGGCGACAAAAGGATAAACCGGAAAGGCCGTCCCCTGTCGTCCGTTACCCTGTCGGATCTTATGCGTAGGATCGGCGAGGAAACGATCACCCCGAAAAAACTGTCCGCGATCCGAAACCGGTTTCCCCAGGTCGCGGACCAGGCGTCCGCGATGGAGTGTCTGGCGCGTTCGATATTTAAGGCGGCCGAGGACGGGAACGCCTGGGCCGTCGCGGAAGTCCTGTCCCGCGTATACGGCCGGGTCCCCGATCGCGTGGAGATCGACACCCCGTCGCCAATGGTAATTTTTCCCCCGGGTCTAAAATATGGAATCCCTGGAACTGACGCAAAAACAGGCCCTAGCCTGGATCGAAATTCTGGACGACCCGGGAAAACGTAGGATCCTATTCGACGGGGGGGCGCGTTGCGGAAAAACGGTCTTAATCTGCGCCTGGTTACTTTACCAGGCCGACCGATACCCAGGGGCGCGAATCCTACTGGCGCGTCTACACCGGAACGCGGCCGAAAAATCCCTGTTCGATGAAACCCTGCGCGGCCTGGTCCGCGGTCGACGCGAATTCGCGGTCCGCGAGGGGGACCTGGAAATCCGACACCGGAACGGATCGACGCTGTTCGTCGACGGTCTGGACGACGCCGATCGCGTCGATAAGGTCCTGGGCCGCGAGTTTTCGCACATTTTTTTTAATGAGGCGACCCAGATTTCCTACGCGACGACCCAGGTCCTACTTTCGCGTCTGGCCCAGGCCGTCGTCCCGGTCCGAAAGGCGATTTTCGACTGCAATCCGAAAGGGACCAGGAACTGGTTATATCTGGCGGGGATCAAAGGCCAGGATCCCGAGGGGCGCGAACTGCCCGACCGCGGAACCTGGGCGCGTCTATCCTGGACCCCCTACGATAATCCCTACCTACCGGCCGACACCCTGTCGACCCTGGAGTCCCTGACCGGGACACAACGTCGGCGAATGCTGGACGGGGTATGGTGTGATACCCAGGGCCAGGTTTACGACGATTTCGACGAAGCGGTTCACGTTGCCGAGGCCCTACCCCCTGGCGCGGAATCCTGGCCGCGGGTCTGTTCGGTCGATTTCGGGTTTACAAACCCGTTCGTCTGTCTCTGGGGGGCGATCGACCCCGACGGCCGTCTATGGATCTATCGCGAACGATACGTCCGACGAATGATCTGCCGGGACCATGCGGTCGCGATCCTGGCCGCGTCCAGGGGCGACCCTGGTCTGCCCCGTTGGACCGTCGCGGATCACGACGCCGAGGATCGGGCGACCCTGGCGGCCGGGGGGATCGAAACAGACCGGGCCGATAAAAGGGTCCTGCCCGGGATCGGCGCGGTTCAGGCCCGACTGCGTCCCGCCGGGGACGGGCGGCCGCGTCTGTTCGTCCTGCGATCCTGTCGAAATATGATCGGCGAATTCCTGGACTACGCCTGGGCCGAAACCCAGGCCGCCGGCCGGGGAAAGGATGAACCGATAAAAGAAAACGATCATGCGATGGACGCCCTACGGTACATGGTCGCCCGACTGGACCTGGGGACCGGGGCCTGGGGACCGTCGGGGAAATGCTGAATCGGGACCGGACGGTATGCCCAGGGGAAAGACAATCCAGACGGGGACGGATCTGCGAGAGGTCCAGGCCGCGGCCGACACGGTCCGCGCCAGAACGCCGGTCCCCGCGGCCCTGTCGTCGAAATCCTGGTCCGACGTCCCGGTCGGGATCCGAGAACGCGCATTCTTTTCTGCGAAAGTCGAATCGGCCCGGGTCCTGTCGTCGGCCCGGGAAAAAGTCCTGGCGGCCCTGGCCGCGGAACGGATCACCCGAGAGGGGCCAGACGGCCCGGTCGACCTGTTGGCTAGTCGGGACCGGTTCATCCGCGAAATGCGATCCGTCGTCGAATCCGCGGGACTGGGCGAAACTGGCCCGGGGTCTATGGAGGATATTCGACAGTCCCCGCGCCTGGGCCTGATTTTCGACCATGCCGAACAAGCGGCGTATGGATTCGCCAGGCGAAAGGCGGGACTGGCCCCCGACGTCCTGGACGCATTCCCGGCCCAGGAACTGGTCCGAATTTCCGAACGCGATAAACCCCGGGACTGGTCGGGTCGATGGACCGACGCGGGGACGGCCGTCGACTGGGCCGGCGCGATCGCGGCCCGGCCGGTCGCCCTGAAAACGTCGCCGATCTGGGCCGAGTTGTCCGCGTTCGACGTCCCCTGGCCCCCGTTCGATTTCGGGTCGGGAATGGGTCTGCGCGATGTTTCCAGGTCCGAGGCCGTAGAGATGGGACTTATGGGTCCCGACGACGTCCTGGACGGCCCGGCGGCCGTCGACCAGTTTAACGCGGGACTACAGGCGTCGGTCGAAAACCTGGACCCGGCGGCCGCGTTCTGGTTGTCCCAGGCCCTGGGTCCTGCGGTCGAAATTGAAAACGGGACCGCGACCCTGGTCCCTGGCGTTATCTATCCCGAGGGGCCGACCCTGGTCCCGGCCGCGCCCCCTGCCCCTGCGATCCCCGTCCCCAGGGCGAAACCGATCCCGCCGGCCGCGCCCCCCGCGCCGAAACCGCCGAAAGTCCCGAAAGTCCCGAAAGTCCCGAAAGTCCCGAAAGTCGCCGCGCCGGTCCTGGCCCCGTCTGCGAAACAGTCGCCGGGATTCCCTGCCCCGTCCCTGGTCCCGAAACGGATCCCCTACGCCGGGGGAAATGTCGTCGCCAGGACTGGGGTATTCGACCCGGTACAACAGCAAACAATAGACGACGAAACGATCGCCCGACGTCATATCACCCTGGACACCCGCGAGAAAATGGCCGCGTTTCATACCGCGGCCCGGGAAGGGGCGACCGACCCAGACGACCCGCGGATCAAATACTATCCGGTCCTGCCCCCGGTTGAAAACGGGGGCCAGGGAACCGTCCCCCGCGGGACGATTAAAACCGTCGCCGAGGCCGAGGCCCTACTGACCGGGCCGTCGATGAACTTTTCTATTGCGGACCTGTCGAAATGCGACCCGATACGCGCCGGGATCGTCGCAGAGACGTTTCACAATTTAAGCCTGGAGTTTGAAACGACTTTCGAAAAAATGCCCCAGGCCGGGTTCGACGTTCGATCGGCGAGTCGTTTAACTTGTCACCGAATTAACCCGATCGCTCAATATGGTTCATCGACCGGAACAATGCAGATCAATGATGAATACTACGCCCCGAATTCTAATAAAATAGAAGAGGCTGAAGAGCATTCGATATTGAATAATCCCGCCGGGAATCGTTTTCATATCGAAACTCGGGACGACGTCGCCCCTGCTGAACGAAACACGACGCACGAATTCGGACACGCTATATTCTCTGGCACGTCGTTTAGAAACAGGGGGGTAGGGAACCCCGCGTTCTGGGCCGAGTTTCGGCCGATCGTCGACCAGTATAAACGCGACCTGGGGGATAAGCCGAACGCGTACCAGGCAGACCCGGGGGACCCCCGGCGGCATAAGGACGGGAACGCGGACGGGGGGAAATGGACGGAAAAGAGTATCGCGGACGCTAAAGAATGGTGTTTTTTTAACCGCGTTTCGACGTATGGCGAATTTAATTTCGACGAAGGATCCGAATTCATTTCGGAATGCTTTTCGGGGGTCCGATGCGGGGACCCGTCGCGGGTTAGTCCATACGCCCAGGCCGTCTACGATCTGATTGTAAAATACTTTGCGAGATAAGGGGGCGAAATGCACACTTTCGACCAGATTTCGATATGCGGAAACTGCGGAAATTATCTGGGCGACGAAAAGTGTCGGGCATTCCAGAGGGGGATCCCCTGGGAAATTCGGACGGGGAATTTCGACCATAGAAAACCATACCCTGGCGACGGGGGGATTCGTTGGACCCCGGCGAAACCGGGCGACACGTTTCGACTGGACGTTGACGACGGCCTGGATTGATTCGCCGCGTCCCGTTGAACCGGGACCGGATCGCGTCGGGCGGGGTCGTTCTCCGTTTCATACCCTGGGACGCCGGGCCGGGGGCCGATAAAAACTCCAGGGGGGCCGCGACCCCTACCCCGGCGAACGCGGAACTTTTTTGTATGGCGAAAATCTTAATAGCCCCGACCGGATCCTGGCCGCACCCCGCGGGGGTCGTTCAACTGATCGACGCCGAGGCCGTCGCCGCTATGGTCGCGGCCGAGGATAAGGCCCGGCCGGTCCTGGTCGACCTGGATCACTATTCCGACCTGACCCCAGACCAGCGAAAAGCGATCGACGACGTCGGGGTCCTGTTTCCGTCCGAGGCCGCGGCCTGGGTCCGCGACCTGGAGGCCCGGCCTGACGGACTATGGGGGGAAATGGATCGAACCGACCTGGGCGACGACGTCCTGTCGTCTGGCCGGTATCGTTATCTTTCCCCCGTTTTCAAAACGTCCGACTGCCAGGCCGTAGAACGCGGGGTCCTGCGACCGCGTCGCCTGTATAAAATCGCCCTGACGAACTTGCCGAATATCGGGTCGTCCCTGGCCCTGGCGAATCGGGATTCGGGGTCCGCGGACCAGGCGTTCGCGGGGCCGATTGTTGAACTCGCGCCGATTGTCTCAAAGGCGATGCGAGTCGAAACAGACGGTCGAAAAATCGCGGGGGTAAAAATGGACGAACTGAAACAGATCCTGGGCCTGGACCCGACCGCGGACGACGCGGCGATCCTTGCGGCAGTCCAGGCGATCCAGGCGAAAGTTTCCGAACTGGAAACCGCGGCGTCCGAGGCCCTGGCGAGTAAGAACGCCGAGGCCGAGGCCCTGGCGAATCGCGCCCGGGAAACCCTGGCCGATGCAGACCTGGCCCAGTTTGCCGACGTCGTCCCCGAGACGGACCGGGCGAACGTCCGGTCGATGCTACTCTCAAACCGCGACGCGACCGTAGCGCACCTGTCGACCCTGATTTCGGGGAAACCCCCGATCGCACCCGCGGCCCCTGCCCTGTTCGGAATCGACCGCGTTCGAAAAGCATTCACAAAGTAACCGCGCCCCTTTTCAGAAACCAAAAACCGGAGAAATATCATGGCCAGAATGACGCTGTTAGATCTTGCGAAGTTGAACGGGGCCGACCCCGTCGTCGGTTTGATCGAGGAGTCGATCGCACTCGCCCCCGAACTGGCGACCGTCCCGGCGCGGACGATCGGCGGGACGAACTACAAAACCGTCCTGCGGACCGGACTTCCGACGGTTTCGTTTCGGTCCCTGAACCAGGGAATCGCGGCGTCGAAATCCAGTTTCGAGGAACGCCTGGTTTCCTGTTTCATCGCCGGCGGCCGCGTCGAGGTCGATAAGGCCGCGGCAGACGCGCATGAGGACGGCCCGGCCGCCCTGCAAGCAATCGAGGCCGCGGGGGTCATGGAGGCCGCCCTGCGGAAAATCGGTTC